CGATAATTCTTTTTATTCTTTCTAGGAGGCATTTTATTTTAGTTGTTAGATTTTTATTTTGTAATTAAAACGTTTAAAGTTAGATATTATTATCTAACTAAATTATTATCCAAGGATGTCGAAGTTTAGGAGGTTTTGTTTAACTTGGAATAATTACACTGATGATTCACTCAAAACGATTACCACTACGGGGCATTCGTATATTATAGTTGGTAAGGAAAAGGGGGAGCAAGGCACCCCACACTATCAAATTTATGTTGAGTATGCTAGCGGAAGAACTTTCAAAAGTATTGTTAACCTTTTTAATAAAAAGGCACATATTGAAGTTGCTAAGGCGGACGCAGAAAAAAATCGTGTGTATTGTTCCAAACAGGAGATTCTATTTGAAGATGGAACACCCAAGAAACAAGGAAGAAGAAATGACCTGAAAGATTTGAAGAAATCTATCGAGGAAGGCAAGAATATCAGAGAAATGCTTGATGGAGATATTATATCGTCATATCAAGGCTTAAGATGTTCTGAATTATTAATGAAATATTGTGAGCCTGCTAGGAAAGTAAAACCAAAATTAATTTGGCGTTACGGACCCACAGGCACAGGGAAGACTGAATGGGCGCACAAAAATTATTCTAATTTATATTCTCCACTCAGTTTTAAATGGTTTGACGGGTATGATGCCCATAAGACGGTGCTTATCGACGATTTTAGACCCGATTGGTGTTCTTTTTCTGACTTGTTAAAGTTTACAGATAGGTATGCTTTTAAGGTTGAATGTAAAGGTGGCAGTAGACAGTTTCTTGCTGAAACTATCATATTTACAGCGCCTTTCCACCCAAGTGAGGCATATGATACATTAGAAGACGTAAATCAGTTAATTAGGAGATTTGATGAAATCACAAAATGTGAAAAAAAGTAAAATGGACCAGAAGTCAAGGAGGTAATACTAGACTCCTTGACTTAGAGGTATGGGCTCTGCCCAAACCCGCGCTTTCCAGCGGGGACGGGGATAAATAGGGCGCGGAATCTGCGCTCTGTAATTTTGATTTTTATATTTTTATTTTGAAATGGACCAGAAGTTAATTTAACGACCAATTTCAATATTTGGAACATTCCGTTGTGGAATACGTGGTAAATCTAAACCAGCATTCAATTCTGACATATCAATGGCAGTATTAGGTTCACTTAATAGGACTATGTATGAGACTTTAACCTCTACGCGTAGGTCAGGTAATCTAGTTCCTGTTAGACCATACCCTTTAGAATCTCCAGGGAGAAAAGCAACGTTGATAAAGTCTTTTTCTGTGGGGTCGGTATCGTACCAGAAGGTATTATGAAGACCTACCCCGACCCCAGCATTTTGTTTTTTGAAAGAATAGTTCATAGAGATGCTACCACCGCGAGGGTTACCGTGGTGGTTTGTATACAAATTACAAGTTTTCATGCCCACAGTTTGTGAACATATTTCACTGTTGAAAGTTTGTGATATTGCTTTGTTAAGCATATTGCCCCCGCGGGTGTTATTTTGGACGCACATTTTTATTGTATCTTGTGAATGGTCTGCCGTTACCGCCCCTTGGGGGCAGGGTATGGCGGTGATTGTGACCCTACAAGATAATGCCTGAGCATTTAAATATGAACCCGTTGCCGAGGAAGTAGGCGCCTTGTTGGTTACCCATTGGGATAAACCAGCAACTGCGGCGCCTTTTCCGTCCAGACTGTTTGAATCCCAAGTGCCTTGGGTGTTATGAATTAATTTACGTGGATTATTAGACGCTATTTCCAATACTGGACAATACGCTGCCGTTACACCCTCATCGTCATGGACTATGAAGGAACGGAAACCACTAAATTTTACTAACCTATTTTTAGGCATATATGTAGCATTTTGTATCTGACGAGGAAAAGAAACAATTTTATTTTTCTTCTTTCCGCGATAATTCTTTTTATTCTTTCTAGGAGGCATTTTATTTTAGTTGTTAGATTTTTATTTTGTAATTAAAACGTTTAAAGTTAGATATTATT